CGTGCCACTGCCACCGACATCATCGTCTTGGCCACCGCCATCACCAGCAGAGGCAAGAGACTCATTCACAAGATTATTCAAATCTTGGACCGTCATTGGAACGTCTTGGCCTTCACCCAGCGCTGCGTTCACAATCTCGTTCAGCTCATCAACTGTTAGTGGTACTTCGCCTTGTTCATTAAATGGAACTGTCTCAGATTTTAGATCATAGTAATCGTTGTACAGATCTTCCAGCTCTTGAGTGGTGATCGTAGTTACCCCACCAACTGTAATTTCCAAAGGTTTTAGGTTAGGCAAAAGGGAATCAATATCCATGCCTTTTAGGTCAACCTTGTATGCAAGATCGTCACCAACCCCCTGAACGCCAAGCAAATCAGCGCCAAAGTTAATCAATTGCTGCGAAATAGTGGCGTTTTCACCGCTGTTTGTGCTGATTGTTTGCACCAGCTCTTGCAGTTCATCATTGGTTAATCCAAGCGCCAAATCTTGCTTTGCGCTGTCAGAAAGCGCCATAAACTCGCTTTCAGTGGTTGGAACAGGCACACCGTGATTGGCTCTGAACGTCGATTCAAAGGTGTCTTGCCCACCATCGTAGATGGTTGTTGTGCCAGATGTCACAGGCTGTCCGTTGACGTACTGAACACCGTCAAAATTACCAGTGAATGGCGTTCCATTACCAGTGACCAAAGGCTCATTTGGATCTGTCAGATCGAAATATGGGGATGTGTCAAACGTATCCGTCGTGTCGTTTTGCGTCGTGTTGTTTTGTGTTGTGTCAGATTGATTATAATACGCCTCATCTGCCAAATATGCGTCATATGCCGTTTCATGCACACCGCCAAACATATCGTAATATTTTGGAGATGTATCTACTGCTCCAGTATTATTGCCAGTATTCCCACCACCACCGTAATTTGTCTCGGCAGTGCTTGTTGAGCTACCTACGCTTAGGTCATCATCCTTCGAGCTAGTGTTTACGACGCCAGTGTTGGTATTTGTCGAACTACCTACGCTTAGATCATCATCCTTCGCGCTAGTGTCTACTTGGCCAGTGTTCCCACCAGTGTTGTCATCAAAGTTGCTGCCTGTATTTACAGAATCAAAGAAATCTTCGTTGCTGTCTGAGGCACCACCAGTGACAAGAGATCCGCTGCCGCTACCAACAGCATAACTGGTATCAATGCCAAGAGACTTATTATAAGCATCCCAGTCAATATTAAGATCATCTAAAGAAATACCACTCACATCAACAAGCGTTGAACCACCAGCAGTCGCATCCAAGCTTGGATAACCGCTCGACCCAGTTGCAACCGCTGGCTTGTCATCATTATCGTTGCCAAAGTCAAAGCCACCAGAAACAACAGGATCTGAACCACTGTAAGTTAAACCAGTGTTGATCGCTCCAACGCTCATGTCAGCGTCGAAGTCACGACCACCGCCTCCACCGCCACCGCCGCTAAAAGTATCCTTAACAGCACTAACTGTTTTGTTCCAAGAATCCTTAACATCTTGCCAAGTAAGATAACTAGGCACACCGCCCGGCCCTGCCACTGGGGGCATACCACCTCGCATTTGCTGCAACACCGCCTTTTCTTCAGGGTTGATGTAAGACAGCATGTGAGGCTGACCCATGATCTCTGTCCGTCGCGGCACGTTGGCAAACGCAGACATCGACTGTTTCTGAGGCATGTTGTTAAAGGCAGCTAACTTGTTCATGTGATCTCGCTTGTGATGTTGCCTGAAGGATCATAATAAGTCACGTTGCCAGCAGCATCTGTCATGCTGTAGCCTCTCAATTCTTCTGGCCCCTCAACAGTTAGTGCATTTTCATACTGAGCTGTATTTGCAAACTGCTCTGGGCTTAAAATGCGGCCATCTGGTGTTTGATATGCAGTTGTTCCGTCTGCCAAGGTGATTGGCTCTGCGATCACATCGAACTTCTCACCAGTCATATATTCACGCATGTACGCTGGCATGAAGGCATAACCCCCACCACCGCGTGTAAAACGATCATAATCTCTAGTTCCAGTGCCATAAATGTTTCTGCGTCTTGCAGCTTCGTCGCCATAATCGACAGCCGCACTCGAAACCGTCACATCATCCGCTGACTGTGGGTTGTACTGGATTGGATCATTGTATGCGTAGTTTACCGCCGCATTGATCGCATCCTGACCAGACAATTGGCCCACAATGCTGTCCAGATCCGTGTTTGTTGATGTCTCTGGGCGTCCGGGGTAGCCAAACTTATCTGTTCCATCCCTTACAGTAGTGTAAATCATGCCCGGAATTGTGTAGTTCGCAAGCGCACCAGCGACCCCAGTTGGCTCCAATCCAGACCCCAATGGCGTTGCGCCTGATGCATTCGAGATTTTTGACACAAAGTTTTGGTTCAAGCCGCCAGTTGCATCTGCCTCTGCGTTGGTAACGTAGCCGTCACCGTTCAAATCAGCCAGTGCGCCACCTGAAATGCCGAAGCTTTCGCCACCAAAGTTCTTGCCGCCACCGTCAAACATATCTTGGGCAGCGCTAACCACCGTGCCATCAGCTCTGGTGTAGCCCCACTTATCGTCGGTCTGTGTTTCGTTGTAGGTGCTTGTGTTTGTCACAGGCGCTGGGAGATTGCTGGTAAAGCTTGCTGGGATTGGGTTGTCATCATTTGACGTGTCATTGGCAGAAGCTGAGACTGTTCGACCAGCCGAAGTTGTATCGCCAGCAGACAAACGATCACCTGTGCGATCATCTACCAAAACGCCATTCACATAGGACGCGCCATCGTTAGGCGTAAAGAAGTTTGCCAAGCTTTCTGACAGTGAGTTGCCGCTGCTACTGCTGCTGCTATTGTTGTCATTACCGCCGCTGTTGTTGCTGCTGCTACCGCCGCCGCCGCCACAAAAACCACCCATTACGCCATCCTCGCTTGCTGTTGTTGTTGCTGTTGTGGTTGTGGTTGCGCTGCCACATTCATTTGAGGCTGTGGCATTGCATCCGCAATCGCCGCTAACGCACCAACATCGCCATTGCCCATGCGCTGGCGAATCTCCATAACCTTGTTCATCAAATACTTATTCATATCCAAAGGTGGTTGACCTTGTGGCCCCCCAACTGAGGGAGGGGCAGGTGAGGGACCACGCGCTGGACCCTGCGGCAGACCACCGAATGCCGCTGGGTTTATTGGGGGAAGTCTATACTGTGGGGGGTACATTATTTTTCATGGCCTCCATCTGTATCTTCGCCGCGTTCTTTTCCCTCTCAAGCTGCAACTCTGCCTCTAGCTTGCGGATCTTTGCTTCCATATCCGCTTGCGCCTTGGCCATTTCGATCTCCATATCCTGACGCGCTTCCGCTTGTTTGATCTGGATGTTCGACTGCGCCTTGGCTTGATCTGCTTCGATCTGCGCTTGTGTTCTTGCCTTCAACGCCTCTGTCTCTAACTGCGCCAACTGCTGTGCGTACTGTAGTGGGTTGCCTTGCGCCCCACCTTTCTGTCCCAAGCCTCTGATCGCTTCGATCTGCTTCATCTGTGGTGAAGCTGCGACAACTTGTGCAGCACGTTGGCTGATCAGGCGATCTGTATCTGGGTCCACGTCGTTGAACTTGATCTTCATCTCTTTGAAGTTTGGCAACGGTGGCAGAGGCATGTTGACACTTGCTTCCATGCGTTGGCGATAGAGCAGCGCAATGTGTTCCGCAATGTGCGCAATCAGGATGGGCTGCATCTGTTTTGCGCCGGGGTTGCCAGCAAGCGACGGATCTTGAAGGAACTGCATGTGGACTGCAATGTGCGCGTCGTGATCTTGCTCTGGGAACGCGCGGATTGGCTTGCCATACATCACGCTCATGTTCTCGTCGATTGGGTCCATCTGCACAGCCTCTTCAGGCTTCTTCAGGATTTCATCGATATTCGGAATGCGGATAGCCTCGTACATGCGCTTGTATGCTTCGTAAAGATCGTGAAGCTGTGGCGCTGATCGTGCCATCTCCAACACCGCCTGTGCCTGTGCAATGCGCTGGGCTGTCGAGAAGATGTTAGGGTCGCTGACTGGAATCACGTCAATGCGATCATCAAAGTCAGAACGATAGATGATTTCAGACGCGCCAGCGTGTGAGAAGCTGAACTCGTCTGGAAGATTCTCTGCATTTAGCTCCGCAAGCAGCTTGAACTCTTGGCCTTGTGCATAGTGCAAACGCTTGTGGATGGCGCTGAATGCCTTTGATCCCTGCTCAATAAGCGCAACTGTTGACCCAACTGGAGCGTTTGGATTCACATCACCGACGTTCAAGTCAGCCGTACTTGCGAAACGCTGCCCTGCTTCCACAATGTACCCTAGCAAACTGAACAGGGAACTGCTTGGTTCTTTGAACGGCAATGGCATGATTGCCTTGTTCACGTCATCAACTGTGCTGTCGAGGTCAACAAACTCACCGGGGTTGACCTGAATGTCACCGCCATTGACGCGCCCACGCAGCTTGAAACCACCCTGCATGTTGGCAAATGCGGCACTGTCGAGTAGGGCGCGAAGAGATCCTGTCGCTGCCTTACCCAAACCACCGATCATGTGGTAGAGGCCAAAGCCATAGAAGCCAAGGCCCGGTAGGAACTTGTAGCTCACAAACCAGTCACGACGCTTCTTTGTTTCGTCGTCTTGGTTCCAGTTGCGTCGGATGCTGACGATGCGCTGGTTATCGTAGTCGAGGGTCACGACATACGGCAAAGCCACCGCGTTTTCGTCTTCGTCATCTACTGCGCCATCAATGCCGTCAAACAGCTCGTAGACGTGCATCTCAATCAACGTCATGACCTTGTCTTGTGCGTCATCCATGTATTCATCGACGCCTTCGATCTCTCCGATCACGTCATCGACTGGGTCAGATGTGTCGCCAAAGTAGCTGGTCGGTAGGTAATATCCGTTTTTAACGTACTTATTGAACTCGTTCTTTGGCATCCGAATGATGTGCGTGTAGCGTGGGGATGTGTAAAGATCCTTGCTTTCTGGCGCGACAACGAAGTCTTCTGCCTTCACGAACTGGCTGCACTGGCGGTCCATGTTGGCGTCCCACCAGACCTTTTTGAACGTGTGG